GGATCGAACATGGGCATTAGTGCACGCACGAACGAGCCAGGACAACATATTTTTAGCGATCTGTTCACATCCGAGAGAACCACTACTGGTTTTCTCGGGGATAGAACTGAGAGTTGGGAGGAGTTTGTTTTTGCTCAATACTGTGAGCGCCCTGTTGGTGGCTCAGGACCAATCCTGAACACCATCAATCATGCTCGTGGTCCCACAGACTGGGGGCGTGTCATCTGTGAAGTTGACAACGCCCGCCGTCACCGCACCGTTGTTTACATCGACGAGAGGGATGGTTCAGTGATTGCTACCGATACTGGTAGTTATCCGCTGAACCCTCCCATAGCCGATATCGCAGCGCAGAGTGGCGGTTGGTTGCAGGGATATAAGGTAATTGCTGATGACGAGGCTTCAAACCAGGCCATCACCCAAGCCATGAACAAGCTTGGGGATCAAAAGGTCAATATCTCTGCTTCTCTTGCAGAAGTTCGAGGTACGTTATCGATGATTGCCGATACCTCTATCAGCTTAATGACCAGCTATAAGGCTCTTAAAGCCCGTAACTGGAAGTATTTTGCTGATTCCTTTGGTACAGATTTCCTTAAAAGAGATCTCTATCGTAAGGTGTTGGAGGTAAAGTACGGTTGGCTTCCACTTATGCAGGACCTTCATGGGTCCTACGAGTGGATGGCTGATAATGACCACAGAGATATAAAAGTCTCTGCCGAATCGTCAGCTACTCGGCACCACGGTGTTGAGGGTTCAACCTCCTATGGTATGTCGTGGCAAGGTTCTTCCACCCACATTAGTTATTGCAAGGTCTACGCCACCATCTCTGGTGAGTGGGCCCGCTCCGCTAATAAGGGTGGTTTGATCAACCCCGCGTCACTCGCATGGGAAATCACACCCTACTCTTTTGTTTTGGATTGGTTTGTCCCTATCGGGAACGTTCTCCAAGCCTATTCAGACACCGCCGGACTCACGTTTTTAACAGGGTACGTCGGTAACAAGAACGAGTGTGAAGTCGATGTTTCGTATGATGCCAGTGATGGCTATCGTATTACGGACACCGGCGAAGCAAAAGTGCGTTATATGTCGCACTCCCGCTCCCGTCTCTCGGATTTTCCGAGACCGGGTTTATATGCTAAGGAAGATCCGTTTAACATGGGCCGTGCCTCTACGGCACTCGCCTTATATGCGGCTAACCGACGCAGGTAAGCATACGCTTATCAAACCTTAACGCTGAATTCTTATCAGCAGAAAGTCTAATGCAATGCCTCAGCTTGCAAGCATCACCATTAGTGATGCAGCGACAACTCCGGTCGCGCACACGTATACCCCTCGGGATATCGTGGGCGGGATTGCGACTTTGTCTGAGTCGACTGGTGTTCCGATCGGTGACAACCGAATCACCATGTCTCTTACCCGCACTTCCAGCGGTCGCGTGAAGCCGTCGATTCGACTGAACTTGCCAGTTACGGCAACTCAGACGGTCAACGGCGTTGCTACGCCGACGGTTGTCCGCACGGCTTACGTCGAGCTCAACTTCTCTTTTGAGAATACGAGCACGACCCAGGAGCGGAAGGACGCGATGGAACTCGCCCGGCAACTGCTGTTTTCAACGCAGTCTATTCCGGTCGGTCTCATCCGAGATCTCCAGACCGTTTATTGAACGGCTGGCTTATTTAGTCTCGTGAGCTATCCTTTGCTTGCGGATTGAATTTGTCTTGATTCCTTTCATTCATGGAGCATAAGCCCGTGCGAAAGACCAAACGCAGACGTATAAACGCTGATCGCGAGGTCCCCGAGGGGATTACGCAATTAATCATAGATGAGATTCTGGCATTACCAGGTGACGATTTTAAAACTCGTCATCTCAAGTCGGAGTTTCTGAAGAAGTTTGTATCCGATGATACCGATCCTCCAGAGTTGCGCCGCAGCCGCGCCATTGAAAAATGGTTAGCGACTGAGGAACGCAACGCTGAGACGAACGACAGGCTCATTAACCACGATCCGGAATTCCAGATTTTACCGGGCGTTGAGTCTGTAACCTTCTTCGATTTTGCGCGTCGTGTGGTACAAGGCATACTTGGTGATACCGTCCCAGAGGCGGCCTTTGACGGTCCGTTCTCCGGTGGAGCATCAACTAGTCGACCACGTACTTCCAGCCGTGCGGCTGGGAAGTACCTCGGAAAAGCAGACGTCACTGACGGTGCTCTGACTATGATCGAGCCTTTGTTGGCTTATAATCGTGGTTGGATGCCGTATTGGCTTGGTGTTTCAGATGCGCTTTCGGCCTTAAGTGGTTGGAGCGCTGCTTGGACACCTTACCAGTTCGACACTATTGGTGAGGCTAACCCCCTTTCCTTAAACGTCGTTCCAGGAAACGTGCTGTTCACTGTCCCAAAATCGACGGATATTGATCGATGTGCTTGTAAAGAGCCTGACATCAATATGTTCTTACAGAAAGGCGTCGGCAAAGTCATGCGCCGGCGCTTGTTGCGGGTTGGGATTGATCTTAGTGACCAGTCTCGCAACCGTTACCTCGCCAAGCTTGGATCGGAAGACGGCACTCTGTGCACTGTCGACTTGTCCTCTGCTAGCGACTCTGTAACACTGTCCCTCGTCGAGCTGCTGCTTCCAGAGATGTGGTTTCACCACTTAATGGCTCTTCGCAGTAGAACAACGAATATCGATGGTGTTGAACACGTCAATGAAATGTTCTCCAGCATGGGGAACGGCTTTACGTTCGAGCTTCAGACTGTTATATATTATAGTCTCGCTCGCGCTGTTTCCTATTTTAATGGAGAACGTGGCATCGTATCCGTATATGGTGACGATATAATTGCACCATCCCGGATCTATCGCGATTTAGAGTTCGTACTCTCCTTTTGTGGTTTTAAGGTTAATCCTGACAAATCCTTCTGGGAGGGTCCGTTCCGCGAGTCGTGTGGGGGCCATTATGTGAATGGCCTTGATGTCACACCCTTTTACGTTAGGGGTCCAGTTAGACGTTTGTCTGACTTGATAAATATCTGTAACCAGCTACGTAAGTGGTCGGAAACAGATATTTCTATTAACGATGTGGATATTTGGCCCCTGTGGTCGTTCCTTTCGTCGTTTGTGCCCAAGCGGTTTTGGGGAGGTAGAAGAGATGCTACACGGTACCAGCTTTACTCTCCTGGACATTCTGATAGGGTTCTTCACCCTATTGTCCAAAAGAAATCGGCTGGTGTTGGTGGCTACCTCTTCTGGCTTAGCGTTTGCTCTAACCGTACATCGCCCGGGGAGCCGATCGAGACGAGTTATTCGTCTACGGTTGACCCTCTCGTGTGTGAAACGCGAAGAGCGCGCAGGACAGTGACCGGTAACATGCCACTCTTCTTAGAAGAGTTGTGATGACCGAGTATATCCGCTAACGCGGTGGGAAGTGGTAGGCCCCTCACAAGGTGAC